CAAGGGGTGCTTCTATTGTTTTCCCTCTTTCCAAAAGCACGTCAATGACTTCTTGGGGTGTATAATCTCTGTTTGCTTCCTGAAACTTTATAAACTCTTTTGGGTCAACAGTCAAACCTCTTTCGATTCCTTCATACCCCGGCTTCTTACTAAGCTCTGAAATAGCTTTAGCGCGAGCATTTGCTTTTTCGTTCATCGCCCCCAAGACTGCTTTTTGTTCTTCTACGTGACGAACAATAGATTTCCCTACTAATTGTTCTGTTTCTTGCTCTAGCTCTCTATACTTAGTTCTGTAAAGTTCATAGAATTGGTCAGAAGTAGCGTTTTCAGGTAGCTCTGCTTCGACTACACCATTTAAGTTATTTAGTTTTTCTCTGTATCCACTAATCGCTCCGTCCGACATAGCATCCAACTTGTTGATGTAAATACTTCCACCTTGCTCTTGAAGACCTATGTAACCTGTAGAGGGGCCTCCTTCAAGAATACCCTTAAAGAACGGCGTAAAAGAAATTGTATCAGCGCCCGGAAACCCGTCTATTTTTCCTTTTAATCGCACCGCTAAAGCCGTCAACCCGTCTTTAGAGTCTAGGAAAACAGTATTAGGACCAAGGGCTGTAGCTACTAGCTTTGCGGTTTGTTTGGTCTTAACGTCTCCTATTCCTTGAAGCTGGGTGACAAGAGCTATTGCAAACTCAGGTAGCCTGTCGTCAGGGACTGTATCTATATTCAAACCGGGGAATCGGTCTTGTATTCTTTTTCTTAGTGCGGAGGGGTTTGCGTAGTCTCCTTCTTGAACAAGACCCACCCTTAAAGCAGACACTTGGTTATCGGTTAATTTAGTGTCCATGTTGTGGAGATAACTTCTTGCTCCATTCAGGGCGTCTGCAAACAGGTTTTCTTTTTGTCTGTTTTCTTTAGTAAGCGTGTTTTCAACGGCTTCATCAACGCTAGCTTGCATAGCATCAAACCCGGAATACTCCTTAAGAGGCTTACCCTCCAGTTGATACTTTTCGCTCACCTCATTAAACAACTGTTGGAACTGAAGAGCACCTTTGTGTGTTTGAGTCATAAGACCCTTCACACCGGGGGTTCCCACAGTGCCAAGCGCGGGGTTACCTTGAGTTCCCATGAACGCACCCAGAAACCTATACTTATCCATCCCAGTCATTTGAGCATACCATTCTTGTCTTTCTAGATTTTCCCAATCAGGTTCTGATTCAGCCCATTGTTTAACAGCACCAATAAGGTTCTCTGTGTTGATTGATTCTGACTGTTTAAGAAGTTGGTTTGCAAGTTCAGGCTCCCTAGCAGCCCTTAAACGCTCCGTAGCGTTCATGAAACCTCTGCCAATCTCATCATCAAGACTGAGTTCCTTCAACTCCATGTATCTCTCTCGGATGTCCTCGGCTAAATCCATGGCCTCTTCCCGAGTCAGGCTAGCTCCATTGTCGTTCTTCCTTAACTCGACGAGTGCTTTTTGTGTTTCCGCCTCAAGATAATCAGCGAAATCAGCACCACGAAGAGACCCGATGATTCGCAGAGAGCGGTCTCTAAATTCCGGGGAATAAGGGTCTAACGGTTGCCCAAGTCTTGCTCGTTCTGCTCTTTCTCTAGTTATTTTGACTTGTTCTTGGGCTCTCCTGAACATGTCTATTCTTTGCTCCGTATTCGAGTCTCTGACCATGAGGTCAAACTCAGCATTGGCGCGGGCTTCCTGTGCTTCTTCTAGTTGGATTGCCTGTCTTTTGACGACTTCATGAGCAGTGTCTTTTTGGATTAAAGCCCCCTTGGTGCTTAGGTCGGCTTCCAAACTCTGTAACTCCTGCATGTTAAGAGTGTGCTGTAGGCTGTCACCTTTCAGCTCGACTTGTTCTTTCTGCGCTTGGTAAGCTGTAAACTGAGCTAAGATACCGCTCACGGTTCCTAACGAATTAGACAACCTACCAAGATTGGTCTGAGAAATAGGGAGAGGTTTCTGAACACCAACTCCATACGTTCCTGCTTGACGAACAGCAGAACGAAGAACGTGGTCACGTTGTAGTTCCTGAACTTGTTGTCTCTCGTCAGTGCTCAGGAGAGCAGCAAGGGGGTTTTTCTTAGTTGCCATAGTTTATTGGGTTCGTGGTGCAACATTTTTGTTTTGCAATTTCATAGTTTCATACATCAACCTTTGTCTGTTTGTCGATTGTATAGCACCTGTTTGTTGAATCCGAAGAGTTTGATTTCTAATCTTAGACGCTTCTAGTTGGTTTGCAGCTAAAGCTTCTCTACCTCTCATAGTTTGGCGACTGAGATTAGCATTATCTGTCTGCATTTTATAAAGTTCTCCTTGCTGGTAAGTGCCCATCATACTCCCTGCGGTCCCTAAGACTGTTCCTAAGTAGTCGGGCTGAGCGATGGGTTGATTGATTCCAATCATGTTAGTGATATACTGCTCACCAGAATTAGCAAGCCCAAGTCTACGTGCTGAGTCGTTCAAGCGAGCTTGTAAGGCCAGTGCGGACTGATACTCCGCGTTGCTTCTTTCGAGGTCTTGTAGACCAAGGCCCACAGATGTTCCTGCTACATTGACTGACTCAGCAGCGACGGTCCCGGTGGAGACTGCTGATTCAGATTCGCGTTGAGACTTAAGCGCTTCCTGCGCCATTGAAGTTTCTTCCTGACTCTGCTGCATACGCTCTGAGCGCATAGTCATTTGCTGTCGCTGCATCTCGCGAACAGAGGCGGCACTTTGAGCGGCTTCTTGCGCTTTTGCCTGTTGCTGCTGGGCTGAGATGGAAGCTACGCCTTGCACGGCCTGAATACCCATCATTGCCATTGTTAAGTCACACATGTTACTTTGTTATTTTGAATTTTCTAAAAAGTTCTTCTTTAATTTTTATGGGTTCTCCGAACTCCGCTCCACACCATTTAAGCCATTTGATGCACACAAGGTTATCCGTATGTATCCAATTAGACACAGAACCATAATGGCTAGCTAAAGACCAGACCCATTTCCTGCAATGCTTTAGAAAGTCTTTTGCGTATCGTTCTACTTCATTAGTTCCCAACATCCAGATGAAAGGCTCATGGCCTTCTCCCGCTCCGAACATAGCCATGACTTTGTCATCCTTGGTCATAACGGTAAAGCTCATATCGCTGGCGTTCATAGACGACTCAACAGCTTTTGATGGCGCTGAGCCAACACAAAAGCATTCAAGTTTGTCCATTTCCCTCATACCCTCAGTAAGCTCTTTAGCGTGCTCTTTGGTGGCGATGAGAATGGTATGTCCTTCGGGTGTTGTTTCTACTACACTAGCCATAGCGTCTGGAGCGTTGATGTATGAACGACTCAAACTCTGCACTTTGGAAGTTAGAAGGCATGGCCGAGGAGTTTTCAACGGTAATGGTAGTTTGTTCAGGGTCTGAAAATACAGGGAATCGAAAACGTCCCGACTCTAAAACAGAATCACCCTCTATGGTATGCTGCACGATAGAGGCGTTGAACTCCGCAGTCGAGGTGTTTCTTAGGTCGGGTGTGACTTTGACTTCAAAGTGCGACGTGTCCTCGAAAAATAGCGTTCCTCCACGAACTCGCATTTTACCATCGGTGCGTGTCATGTTCTGCCCGGCCTGTGCTTTGAACAACAACTTAGAGAAAGTATACTTCATGGTGTATTTAACACCAGCATAGAGTGACTCAGCGACGCCAGTCAATCCTCCGCTAACGGTGTTGTTTTTGAAGGTAACAACAGTCTCAGACCCGTTCGGTGTGGTCTCTAGGTTCTGAATAAGAAGACCATCTTTGGTGTAGACTTGTAACTCCTCGTCGTCCTTAAGCAAGTAGGGTAAAGTAAATGTTGGAACAGCTATAGTCGCGTTGAGAGTTACAACAACACGCCTGTCTAGGTTCGTGTTGTATCCTTCGGGGTCTCTCTGTTTGTTACCCATGCTTATCTTAAGTAGGTGCGTCTGGTTTGTGTCGGAGATAGACTGAACAATATACAACTCAGATTCGATGAACGTAAGACCCCTGATGCCACCACCGCTTACGGTGAACTTACCCCAAGAGCTGAGAACTTTCTCGTTTCCTTTGAAGAAGTATTTGTAGACGTAGACGTCGTTGCCGTCAGTAGCAGCCATTAGACTCTCTGCGCTGGAACCGGAAATAGCCACAAGCCCTCCTCCGCTAGCTTTGGGGATATACTGAGGAACGTGGGCTGTGATTTCGTTTGCGTCAAAGTTGTCGGTATTTGCGTTTACTGTGAACTCACGGATTCCCATGAATCCTCCTCGAACGAACGGGAAGTAAATATACGAACCAAGACCAATCGGGTCTACCGACTTATCGTATTCGTATTCTGTAATTTGGTTGAACGAGACAGTCTTTGGTGTTAGCAGGTCTCCACCCCGGAGAACAAACTGACTGAAGTCTGAGAACAATATCAAGTTGTCTTGGAACGAGATAGCAGCCCTAAGCTTGGTCACCTTGTCAGACGAGATGGTGGCGTCGATTGGGTCTCCATCCAGTAGCGATGTAACTGAGGTCCGGTAGAAGTTGTAGCGCTGTAAATCCAAATCGCCGTCGTATCCTCCGAACTTTACTTCGCTCATAGAAACCGATGAGCCTGATAAGAAACCTAAACGACTCTTAAACTGGAACACTCGTTGGATGGAGGTTCCGATAAAGGAAGGGTCAGGGTTTGTAATATCATCTCCAGCGTCTAGCTTATCCAGAGGCATGTGGTTAAGCTCAAATGCGTTTACGGCGGTGCTCTTGAGAATCAAGGGCATTGTAGTCGCGTCGATGCGGTCGCTTATGTTGCCTCCGCTGGTTTCAAACCAACCACCATCTCCAACAGAGCCGTCCACCAAGGATGGGGTGTGTCCATTAACCAAGAACTGAACATACCTGTCGTCTTCAGAGGCATCCACGTCGCCTTGAACGGCAATCTTAAACCTGTGGGTAGCGGTGCTCGGTAAGTCCGCTAGGTTAGGGATTGATTTATATGCAACCCCAAGTCCGTCCCCAGCCATTGAATCGTCTACTTGAATGGTGAAGTCAGCAGGTCCGGTAATAACACCAATTTGGTTACCTTTGAGACTTACGGTGAACGATGGGTCTGACGCTAAAGACAACGGCTCTGTTCCTGCTACGCCGTCGAAACCACCAGAATATGCTGTTCCTCCCGTGACCCTGACTAGGTTTAGAGGTTGGTCGTATCGCTCAGAACCCTGCTCGCCATTTGCATCCACAACTCTTCTAGGCAGAGTAGAAGCAATATGAATAACCCCCTCAAACAAATTCTTCATGATGAAATCTGACTCGGATTCGTAACCAGTGTTGTAGAAGGTCTCACCTCCAGTAGACCATTTCTGAGACGACCCAGAGTAAGTCCAGTTCTCATACGTGGTCCCACCAGCGGTCGTAATAGATAATCCATACTTGCGCTCGTAGTCGCCTTGCTTAACAAACACCAAAGCTTCTGAGCTTACAGGAGCACTCGTTGTGGAATCTTTAGTTACCTTCTTCTTGGTATTAAGGACGTAGGTGAAGTCACCAGTAGTAAACAGCTTGAGGTCGTCTACGGGGACTGTGGGTGTCGAGTCGTCAACGCCGTGAGTAAGGTAGTTACGAGTCTCAAGAATTAGCTCTGCGTTATCTGCGTTGTCTACAGTGTATTCAACTGTGTTTTGGTAGGAGCCAGTCCCAGAGCCATACAATGTAACATCTCCGTCAAACCTGAGTCGCTTCTTGTCGGTGTCGGTAGCAATGTCAAAGATGTCGTATAAGGTGTTACCTTTATTTAGACCCCCGGTGATTCTGAGTTTACCCAACCGGGAACTCTCTGTGCCTAAAACTGTGACAGGAGCCTTCTGTGTAAAGGTGATTGCTTTCTTATAGATTTCATCTGAACTAACAAACGATTCAACCACCCCGGTATAGCGCTCTGTGATTGTCGCCTGAGCCCCTGTAGAGAGGTTAAACGCTGCGATAGACTTCGTTGAGGAGGTTTTGTTCTTAATAATAACCACATACCTCTCGTCTTGGTCGCGTTCAATGAAGTGAATCTTAGAGTTCGCGTCGAGAGACGCTGTTTCTAGTAGCGTGACGATATGCTGACACCCCGGTCGCTTTTGGAGACCGTCCACGATGCTTGGCAAAGCGTTCTCCTGTTCCTCACACTGACCAGCAAAACGAATAGCGTCTGGCTGCTGTGAGACCCCTTGAATGAGGTTACTTACCGAGGTGTTGATTAAGGGCATTAGTAGATATTAGGGTTGCGGTGGACGCCTACACGTCGAGCTACGTCCTCGCTGTCAAAGATGGTTCTGTCAGATGATTGAGAGTCTAGCTCCAGCAAACGAGCACGCGCTTGCATTTCATCCAACGCAATTAACGATTGAAGCTCTGTGCTTCCAATGATGCGACTCTGGAACACACGGGAGGCTCTAAGGGTAATGTAGCGTCTGGCTACTTCCACAAGCTCGTCCCATGATAGTTGAACGGTGAGGTCAACTTTGAAGGTTTCGCTGAAGATGTTCGTTTGGTTTTTACGGTCATACAAATACAACCCACGTTGAACAACGTCGCGTGTTTTGTCTACCGCGTCAG